CTATGGTAGTCTTCTACCTAATGAAGTTGTGGAGTGGGCAGGGATGAATAGCAACGATGGTTACATTACATACAATTCTCATTTGGTAAATATGAACGACATCGCCGGTAACACGTTTGAAGAGATGTCCCAAGTTATTCGCAAACGTTGGAAGCAACTTTAATTAAGGAGACATCATGAAGAAGATTATTTGTTTCATCTCAGTTGCATTTGCACTAGCAGGTTGCACAGGCTATGATCACAAGCTTTGTCGTGATAGCGTTGTGCGAGAAGCGGGCACGCAAGAGGTGTATGAGGTGAGCCCATACCGTTTCGTCGCAAAAGATTCTAAAGGAAATGTCTGGTATTACGAAACGATGAATCAAACGGATGCACAGGTAAGCAAGAAGCAGCCTGTGTTTGGTGTTCAGTGATGTTCGTTCCCACTCAGGGGTTCACACCAACACATCGCGTGGTCATTGAAAATGATGGCCACGAGTATGCCCTCAACACTCTCGTGAAGCTTGTGTGGTCGTATGGTTCTACCGAGTACGCTTGGTATGTTGACGATGATGGGTATTGGCAGATAATGCATGAATCTGAACTGGAGGCTGTATGAAACAAACATTTGAAGACCTAATTTTGTACTTGCGCCTACAGAGTGGGAATTATTACTACGAAGCCGAAGATGGCTCTGATGAGTTTGATCCAAGTGCACTCTGGCAGGAAATTAGAAACTTCGCAACGGAGCTAGAGAAATGCATTCACTGAGTATTCTAGATCGGATCGAACAGCAGTGGATTGCCTATGTAGCAGAAACAGGTCGAATGCCAAAATACCTCTACATGGGCGACAAAGAAGCCAAGGAGCTAGACAAGCTTAAGGGTATGTTCGTCATCACGTACAAGGATATGTTTGTTGTGATGGTGGAGAAAGATAATTGGCTTAGTGTGGGGGATAGGTATGCAGAGGCGTGAGTATAAGATTTTTACACAAGATGATAATGGTGAAGATGTCGTCACTGTATGTGTCATCGGGAATGAATATGTTAAAAGTTTCTATTTTGGTGCTGACGGAGACGCGAAAGGCACAGCGCAAGAGTTGTACGACTTGCTCAAGACGGCAGGAATTGATGCCGAGATTTGGGAGGAGTGATGAGCCACATGACACGAGAGAAAGCTAAACAAATTCTTGAAGAGGGTGGATACCTGAGTTATCACGCTTGGACATTCTTCAAGCACGGCATGAATTGTTGGGATGAGTACAACTGTTGCCAAGACGATTGGGACACTGTTGAAGAGGCTCTTGACCGCATTGAATCTTATTCAGGTGGGGAATGGGACAGGGTGACAGAAGAATGAATGACAAATTTGAAATCGAAGCACACCCTGAAGGCGTTCATGTATGGGCAACTAATTGGAAGGGTGGACACGGCTTGGCTGCTGAAATCATGACAATTATGACTCCTCAAGAGATTGCACAAGAAGTTTATGATCTGATTGCGATAAGTGGTCATGATGTGAAATTTAAGGAGGGTTGATGGGTTATTGGAAACAACAAAAGGAGGAATCAATGTCGGATTATGTTCCGAAGGAAACACTTAAAGATGTGATGGAGCTTCCTTTTGTGGATGTGCCATCTCGTGGCATTCGTAAGGAAACTTGCGAGAAGTTTGGAGTGCGTGCAGCCCTGTCACCAGCAGACGGCAAAACTATCGAAGCAATCTACTTCCCCTCCTACAATCAAAAGGGCAAGGTTACAGGCTTCAAAAAGCAAGACCTTACAAAAGATAAGAGTGAGAAGTTTCACTGGTCTACTGTTGGTAGTGTGAGTATTGGCAACAAGATGTTTGGTCAAGATGTGGCAGAGAAGGTGCAGCGCAAGCGCAACAATCTTATCGCAACAGAAGGCGAATGGGATGCAATGAGCGTCTACCAAGCTTGTGTAGATGATGTCAAAGGCACTAAGTTTGCTGGTATGGAGCCATTTGTTGCAAGCATCCCTATGGGCACTGCAAATGCTGTAGAATCGTTCCTGCATAACAATGACTTCGTGCACAGCTTTGAAGGCTGCACTTTCTTCTTTGACGACGACTATTGCACTCCTGCCGAGAAGAAAAAGAACATCATGAAGGGCCACGAAGCACGCGAGGCTGTCGCAAACGCTCTCGTGGGTTCGTCCCTTGCAATGTTTGTTCTGACTCCGGGCGATGGTCACAAAGATGCATCTGACATGCTGCAAGCTGGTCTTTCCAAAGAGCTTGCAAAGCTTGTATCTTTTGGCAAGCGTGTGTATAGCGCTGAGAAGATTGTTAAGGCGTCTGACATCAGCTTTGAAGAACTCATCGAAGCACGTGAGGAAGGAATCTACATCGACTGCTTCCCCGGCTTGATGAAGAAGATTCACGGCTTCCGTAAGCGTGAACTTGTACTTGTTACGTCACCCTCTGGTGTGGGCAAAAGTACTGTGACTAGCATCATTGGCAGTGGACTACAAAAAGCTGGTGAGCGTGTTGGTATGATCTACCTTGAAGAGAACAACAAAGAAACTCTCCAACGCATGGTTGCCGCCGAACTCAAAGTGAACTACAACAAGTTTAAGAACGACCCGCTTAGCTGTGCTACCTCAGAAGAAATCAAGGCTGCGTACGACAAGATTGTTGAGAACGATAGCGTTGTTATGCTGGGGCACTTCGGATCTCTGCCCATTACGGAGCTTATGGCTAAGATCAAGCATATGCACCTTGTAGAGAAGTGTGGCTTTATCATTCTTGACCACCTTAGTGTTGTTATCAGCGGGTCTGATATTGCTAACGAGCGCAAGGAGCTTGACATGGTGATGACGGAGCTTGCTGCGTTCTGCGCGGCTAACGATGTAGGTATTATTGCTGTGTCGCACATCAATCGCTCTGCTGCACAAGATTTCAAACCCCCTAAAGGCGAGGAAGATCAGCCGTTCTGGGTGAAGGTGACGAAAGAAATGATGCGCGGTAGTGCCGCCCTTGAGCAGCTTAGTTGGATCATCATCGGTCTAGAGCCACAGATCATGCCGGATCGCAGCCGTGGTAACGTACGCACCACAGTGTTGAAGAATCGTCCGTGGAGCTATCTCGGTGTAGCAGACGAGTTTTCTATTGACGAAGATACGTGGCAAGTGTTGCTGGCGGATCAAGTTGTGCCGCAATTCTAATTGACACAGGCGTAAGATTCTGGTAATCTGTCGCCTTAACATTTCTAAGGAGGGAAAGTTGAAAGCAATGAAATTTAGAGTGAACAGCCCGGAGCATAGCGAGCAGATTCAGAAGAAACTGTTTGAGATGGGGTATAAGTGGAGTTTGAATGGGGCAGTTGTTGAGAAGGCTGATGCGGACTATCTATGGGCAGGGTCGTTTGGAGACAACTGCATCACTTACTGCTACGGAGATGAAGATTATTTCAACAACCATCAGGCGGAAGAGTACATCCTCACCCCACTAGGCACATTCGCAAAGGTGGCAGACTATTACAAGCAGCCCGAAACTAAAGCTGATAAGATTGAGCAAGATATTCTTGACAAGCATCTGCCGCCGGGGGATTACACACAAGTGTTGTTCACTGCTGGAGACAGCTTAGTTGAACGAAACTTTACCGTAGAACCGCCACTCGGACTAAAACCCAAGAAGGTGCACGATGAAGAACGCCTTATCGAAATTGTGGATGCAATGTATCGCTATGTCTCGGCAGGGCATACTATTCCGGCAGAGTGGTTTGCAGAGGCACAGTTCTTGAATGGTCAAATGGAGGGCAAGTAATGAACACAAACTACAAAGAAATAGTCTATAATTGTTACGACTACGGAATGTCTGTAGAGGAGTGCTTAAACGTACTGAACGCCGAGATTGGCGACTTCACTTGGAACGACGTGGCAGACATGTACATGGAAATCGAATGTGAGGAGGAAGGGAAATGACTAACGCGAAGGCAGAGTTTCTTGAGCATGTACAAGGACAGCAAGTAATTTGTGCAGAGATTCAGAAAGGTTATTATGAACCTAGCTCTGTGGCAGTTCTTAGGTTAGGTTATAGTAACGAAGACTATCTGGAATTTCTCGACAAACTTGACTTCTTCTACGATGATGGTTATGGCGGACAAGAGCTTTACGGGACGATTTGGTATGCAGATGGAACGTGGAGCAGCCGTGGAGAGTATGACGGTAGTGAATGGTGGGAGCATAACGTTTGTCCCGATATCCTTGATAATTTGAAAGAGATTGTATAATGAAAGCAAGTTTTATCCAAACCCAAATCGGGCTGAATGCACAAGTGTTGACTGGCCTGTACGAAGAGATTGCCAATCTGCGTAAGAGCCGTAAGATGTATAATGAGTGTGCTGATGAGTGCTTTGTGCAGATGATGATTGCTGATGACGAGCTTGATTTTGATAAGTCCCATCAGCACAACACTGAAGGTGAAGCTAATCTAGAACAAGCAGCAGTGTTCACGCCATACATCAAGAAATTTGCCAAACGTATCAAGGCGATTGAACAGGTCCAAAAATCTCTGAAGCAAGAACTGAAATTTGTTCAATATATGGAAGCATGGAATGTTGAGGAAGATGCGTTCTGGCTTGAGCAGGCTAGTGTTGCGGCTGAAGAGGGATTTGTTGAGCCTACTGTTGTGAACAAGTTTCTTCAAGATTTTGAGGAGTTCTGATGGCGACAGTGAACATCTCTGCTTTTGACATCGCAGAAAAGCTGGGCCTACACCATGTTCGTACAGAGTTTGACAAGAGGACATCTTGCTACGTGCGAACGTACAGCTTCCACGGCAAGGAGATTGTAGATGACCTGTGGTACGAGAGTGAAGAGGATGCTAAGAACTCTGTTGCGGAAGAGTTGCTGAGGGATATTGGGAAGTATTTGGCTGGGATTATTGATTAGGGGGATGTGTGGGGATTTTTGCGGCAGACATTGAAACGACTGGATTGTTGGAACAGATGCAGAAGCAGGCCAACCCCAAGCTGCACAACTTCTGCGCGATTGACATTGATACGCCCCACACAATCTTGTTTGAGGGGCATCAACGCAAGGATTTGCAAGAGTTTCTGAATGCTGGGCACACGCTTGTTATGCACAATGGCAAGCTGTTCGACATGGAGGCGCTTAAGCTTCTTGGCTATGATGTGTCTCGTGTAAATCTTATCGACTCGCTTGCGCTTAGCTGGTATCTTGAGCCTAATCGTATGAAGCATGGCTTGGCAGAGTATGGGGAAGAGTTTGGTGTGCCAAAGCCTGAGATTGAAGATTGGGAGAATCAAACACAGGAAGAGTACAACCATCGTGTACAAGAAGACTGCAAGATTCAGAAGAAATTGTGGCAGAGGCAAGTTGCGAAGCTGAATGTGCTGTACGGCAAAGAGCCCGATGCACACAAGAAGATTATTGCCTACCTGATGCAGAAGATGGAGGAGTTCAAGCAGCAACAACGCAATCGTTGGAAGCTTGATGTAGAGGGTGCGATTGCCCTGCAAGCAGAGCTTGAGAAGGCCATTGAAGAGAAGACTGAGGCATTGCGCCAAGTGATGCCGAAGGTTCCTGAGTATGTAACTCGCAAGCGCCCGTCTGCACCATTTAAGAAGAATGGTGAGATGTCTGAAGCTGGCAAGCGATGGAAAGAGGTGACAGAACAAGCAGGGCTTCCATTTGAGCACAAAGACGACATCAAGGTTGTGAAGGATTGGAATATTGGCAATCCAGCCTCGCACACACAGATTAAGGCATGGCTAGACTCTCTTGGTTGGTCTCCCGAAACCTTCAAGTTCATTCGCGGTGAGAACGGCGAACCGGATAGGAACATTCCTCAGATCAACCTAAAAGGTGGTGAGATTTGTCAAAGTGTGAAAGATTTGATTCCCAAGTGCGCGGGTATCGAACACATTGCAGGATTGGGTATTTTGAACCACAGGCTTGGTGTTGTTAAGGGGTTCTTACGAGACCATATTGACGGAGAACTTACCGCACGCATGCAAGGCTTTACCAACACGTTGAGGGTTCAACATCGTGAAATCGTGAATCTTCCCAGCTTGCGTGTTAAGTACGGTGAACAACTTCGTGGCCTGCTGATGGCACGACCGGGCATGAAACTGCTTGGTTCGGACGAATCGTCTCTTGAAGACCGACTAAAACACCACTTCCAATGGAAGCTTGATCCTGAGTATGTGAAGTCGCAGATGACTAAGGGCTTTGACCCACACAACACAATTGCTGTGATTGCAGGGCTGATGACTCAGGTTGACGCAGATTGGTATTCGCAGTACAAGGCGTTGCCGAAAAACGAACACACAGCAGATAGTGATAAAAAGTTTGAACGTATTGATGCTGTACGTGCTGTTGGCAAAAGCACTAACTATGCATGTCAGTATGGGGCCGGGGCGGCAACAATTGCACGTACGGCAAAGGTCAGCATGGCTGTTGCTAAGAAGCTGCATGCCGCATACCACAAGATGAACTGGTCAATCGCTAAGATTGCTAGTATGATGGTTGTTAAAAAGACCGACTTTGGAGATTGGCAACTCAACCCGATCAACAAGATGTGGTATTCTCTGCGCTCCGACAAGGATAGGTTCTCTACACTCATTCAAGGTACTGGGGCTTATACGTTGGATTTGTGGTTATATCATTGCGAAAAACTTGCAAAGCAGCGCGGGTTGGTGTGGAAACTGCTTGGTCAAATGCACGATGAGCTAATTGCCGAAGTGCCAGAGGGTGAAGAGGAAGTTTACCGCACACTTGTTGCAGACGCTATGGGCAAGGTCAACGATCAACTGAAGCTTAACAGGGAGCTTGCATGCGATATTAATTTTGGAGATAGGTATAGTGATATCCACTAATGAGATTGATTGGAAAGAGGTTTTCTATTATGATGTTACTAGCCCTAGTTGCCTTAGGTGGGCATGCAACATCGAGAATAAAGGCACATTTGGGAATACCATTGTGTATGTTAAAGTGATTGGTGATAAGGCTGGGACATTAAATAAAGGTCAGAACAGGTGGAAGGTAAAGTACCAGCAAAAGCTATATATGGTTCATCGTATTATCTACGAGCTGTTTTATGGTCCGATCCCGGAGGGTTTGGTCGTAGACCATATCGATGGGGATGCGTCAAATAACCATATAACAAATCTGAGGGCAGTTACACCATCCATTAACTGTAGAAATGCTAGAAGATCTAAACACAACAATACAGGTGTCAAAGGTGTTGCACTTAGTGTAGTTATCGATAAGAAATATGGCGGGGTGTACAGATATTACACGGCAATGTGCACAATTGACGGTAAGACATTCACTGAAAATTTTCCGATCCATAAACTAGGCGAACAAGAAGCTTTCCGCCTGGCATGTGAATATCGTGCTAAAATGATTGAAGAACTTAACTCACAAGGCGCCGGGTACACCGAACGTCATGGAACTTAACAGGACAAACAGCAACAAATGAAATCGACATTCTACTACGAGGGACGTGCAGCTTACTCTCTCGGCATCACGAATAACCCGCATACTAACGGAGATTGCGATAGTGCAGCAGACGAATGGGAAATGGGCTACGACGACGCAGAGCAAGAAGCCCTCGACAAAGAATACGTCACAAACGTACGGAGCAGGTATGCGCAACAATTTTACGAATAAGGATTACGCTTGGAACGGGAGTGGTTGGCAAGCGATTCCTAATAGATTCTACACGGAGCAATAATGGAACTAACCTTTCACGTACAAATTCACAACATCCCTGATGAACTTTTCTCAGACGACAACTATCGCATTACGATGGATTGGGTAAGAGAGAAGTTGCAACAAATTGCAGATGGGCTTGAGGGTACGCTTTATGATGTGGAGATGGGATGATCACATTTGAATCACAAAAAGAATTTGAAGCAGCCGTTCTGCAAGTCATTATTGACAAGCTTGACATCAAAGTGTTTGCACGAGGTTATCCGTTCATGACGGGTGTGGAAGTGGCTCTCGCGAATGTAGCTGATGTTTACGGCGGTGTGCTGATTAGTGGTTCTGACGCTGTGGC